CGGCCAGCAGATGCCCAACGGGCGCCTGGTCATCCTCGAGGAGATCATCTCCGAGGACATGGGGATCCGACAGTTCGCATCCGATGTGGTGCGACCGATCCTCACCAACAAGTACAACGGCTTCACCCGCTTCTCAGAGGGTGACCCTGCCGGCCAGATCCGCGCCCAGACGGATGAGCGAACCTGTCTCCAGGAATTGCTCGAACTGGGTATCCCAACCGAACCTTCTCCAACCAATGATTGGTTACCCCGGCGAGAATCGGTTGCATTCTTCCTGACCCGCATGATCGACGGCGGTCCTGGATTCCTCCTGGATCCAAGCTGCTCGACCTTGCGCAAGGGATTCAATGGTCGCTACCGCTACGAGCGCATAAAAACAAACGGCGCAGCGCGATACAGAGACCGGCCCGTCAAGGATGCTTTTTCGCATCCCCACGACGCTCTTCAGTATTTGTGCATGAGGGTGCGTAACGGCCTTCGCCCTGCTCGAGCCAGGTCGATCGTCCAAGCATCCAGTAAGGGCTGGACATGAACGGTATCGCTATTGCAGTTCCCCAGGTGCCGCCTCCGGTTGAGGTGGAGTTGAAGGCTGAGCAGAAGAACGAGCTCATTGAGGCGCTCGGGACGGACCTGTCCCGACACATCACGGATTGCTGGGAACGCGCCAAGTTCTCGAAGACCGAGATCACGGAGCGCTTGCTCAAGTGCGAGCGCCAGCGCCGCGGCGTCTACGACCCGGACAAGGCGATGGACATTGCCCGTACCGGTGGCTCGGACATCTACATGCGGATCACGGATGTCAAAGCCCGAGCGGCTGCGAACTGGATCCTGGATGTGATGCTGGGCGGTGGGCGCCGAGCCTTCGAGCTCCAAGTATCCAAAGAGCCCGACATGCCTCCGGAGATCTCCGCCGGCATCGTGGACCTGGTGCGCGTCGAGATGCAAGCGTTCGTGGAGCAGGGTGGCCAGATCCACCCCGAAGCCTTCCGGGCCCGGATGGACCAGGTGCATGACCAGATCATGGACAAGATGCGGGAAGAGGCCGACGACAGAGCCAACCGCATGGAGAACAAGATCCAGGACCAGCTCACCCAGGGCGGCTTCGAGCAAGCGTTCCGCGATTTTGTGGACGACTTCGTCACCTACCCGACCGCGATCCTCAAGGGTCCGGTGGTGCGAAAGCAGAAGAAGATGAAGTGGGGCCCGAACTTCCAGCCCATCATCGCTCACGAGCACGTTCGTGAAACCGAGCGGGTTTCCCCGCACGACATCTTCCCGTCCCCGAACTCAAGCAACGTCAACGACGGCTACCTGATCCAGCGTCACCGCCTGACTCGGGCGTCCCTCCAGGCCATGCGCGGGACTCCTGGCTACAGCGACGAGGACATCAACCATGTGCTCGACCGCTTTGGTGAGTCCGGCTTCCGCCAGTGGCTCATGGGCGACCAGGAGCGCGATCGCCTTGAGGGTAAACCCCACGGTCGCCTCTACACCAAAGAGGTGATCGAGGCGCTCGAGTACTGGGGTTCTGTCAGCGGCAAGATGCTGATGGACTGGGGCTACAAGAAGAAGCTCGACCCGTACAAGGAGTACGAGGTCAACGCCTGGATGATCGGCCCCTTCATCATCAAGATCGCCTTGAACCCCGATCCGCTGGGACGCCGTCCCTACGAGATCGCCCAGTGGGTTCCGGTTCCTGGCTCCTTCTGGGGCGCGGCGCTGGGTGAGCAGATGCGCGATGTGCAGACCCTCTGCAACGCAGCTGCCCGCAGCCTGGCCAACAACATGGGCATCGCCTCCGGTCCCCAGGCCGAGATCGCCGTGGACCGCTTGCCGGACGGCGAGGATGTGACCTCGATGTTCCCCTGGAAGATCTGGCAGACGACCTCCGACCGTACGGGCGGTGGCCAGCCAGCTGTGCGTTTCTTCCAGCCCAGCATGAACGCCGGCGAGCTCCTGAGCGTCTACCAGCACTTCATGCGCCAGGCCGACGAAGTGACGGGGATCCCGAACTACGTCTACGGCAGCGGCGCTTCCGGTGGCGCTGGGCGTACGGCGTCCGGTCTGTCGATGCTGATGGACAACGCAGCCAAGGGCATCAAGTCCGCCATCGCTTCATGCGATGTGGTGATCGCCTCGATCGTTGGTCGGATGTACGTACACAA